GCTCGGGCCTCGTCCCAGGTGATGTCGGCAGCCATGCTCTTGATGCGCGAGAACGGGCTCTTGCGCGCGCCACCGAGAACCTTGGGCACCCACTCCATCGGGCGGGAAACCCACTCGGGGGTGTTTCCATCAACCATACGAGCTTCGGGGAACAGGATGTCAATATTGGTGATACCGTACTCGTCCGCGTGCGCAAGGAAAGACTCCTTGAACGAGCCGAGCTTGGCCGCGTCATCAACAATGACCTTAAGCTGGTCGTGAGTGAGAGTAGGGCGAGCCGTCTGACCGGTGGCGCCGTTCGTCTCAAAGACGTTTTGCGTCATTTCTGAACCTTCCTGGTGTGCGAGGTCGCCCTCATCTGAACCGTCTTTCTCAGAGTCTTCTGACTCAGAGTCATCAATCGCGGACTGCTTCAAGTTACCGGCAGCCTGCTCTTCCAACGCCGTACCAACCATAAAGTGAAGGACATCCTTCTGAACGTCCGTCATGTTGTCGTAAACTTCTTGCACGGTCATGTCTTCGCCCTCAGCGTGCTCAATTTCGTCATCGCTGTGCTGAAGACTAATCTCAAGACCCGTGTAGATGATCGCCTCAGACTCAAGGGTTTCAATCGAGTCATCGGAGTGAACAACGCGAACGTAGTCGATCAAAGCACCAGGGTTTGCACCCGAAAGCACCAGACTAACTTCGCGAATAACTCCGTGAAAGACCTGCTTGCTACGCTCAACAAGGTTGTTGGCGTAAATTGACATGTGGCGAATATCTTTGTGTCCAACAGCACCCTTCGTGTGAAGAGCAGCGCCGGTGTCGTTGAAATATCCGTAACCATACACGCCATCTTCGCGTGCCTCAAGTACAGCATGACCCAAAACGTTCTCGGGCGTGTCATGACCATGCTGCCAGACGAGAGGAACAGTCATACCATCCATGTGCTTAAAAGCCTCAGGCATGATCGTTCGGCCGTCAGAGCACTTGAGTCCTGCCTTCGTGACGTAACCAGCGAAATCTGGTTCCATTTTGACAGTCTCCTTCCATTTAGTGATTAACGGCTTCATCGCCGCTTTCTTGTTTTGGCACTACTTTTAATTCCGGAACTTTTGCCACTTTAGATTGGTCCCCAGTCTCTGGCATGTTGCTGTTGATCAACTTGTCAGCCTTTGGGTCCTTGGCCGGTTTCAAACCGATAGCGCTTCTAATCTCATTGCTAGTAACAACCTCATTCCGACCAAGCTTGTCAGCAATTTCGGCAATGTCAGTAAGAGGAACCAACTTGAACGGGTCTTGGAAGTATTCGATAGACTGCCGTTGGGTTCTTGCCGTCTTGGTAAGGAAGGTTCGCCGCATACTTTCCGTCGTGGCAGTAACAATCGGCTCAATAGTTCGGTTCTGGTAGTTGAGCATAGCCGTGGCGTCTGCCGTACCGTTCATAATGTCCGCGGTTAGGCCTAGCTGACTGTAGAGCATCTCGGTTAGGTACTCGACTTGCTTAAGGAGGTTGTTCTCGGCCGGTCGGTTAAGTTGGGTGATCTTCTCTGTGCCGTCAGTGTAGGCAATGCCATACTGACTATCCTTAAGTTGCTTCTCAATGTCACTTCGACGCTGTTCGGCCTGCTGTCGTCGAGCTTCGGACTTGATGACGTAAGGTAATTGAATGATAAGGTCCAAACGACCTGACCCAGACTGCTCGTCAATTGCATCAAGCAAGTTAAGCTTGCGCATCAAGCGCTGCAGCGTTGAGTTCGGGCTGTTCATAACAGCATAAAGAGGATTTTCGACAATTGCGACAATTCGCTTGTCTACTGTGATCTCTTGACGCTGGCCAGTATTCTCATTGTACACACTGACAGTAACATGCTTTGGATACCAACTCACAACTTCGCCAACACGCATGTTTACGATGTCGTAACCACCACTGCGATTAGGATTAACATTAGTTTCGATTGGTAGAATCGCTGCTACACCTTTATCGATGATGGTCATTGCAATGTCTTGTCGGAATGCCCTAGCTGCTTGGTCTAGGTTGGCCGATAGAGTCAAACACTCGTTCAATCCGCTGTCCATGTCGTCCATGTAACGACCTTGCTCGTCTAAACGGACATGTCGAATCTCTACAGCAGCCACGTCAATCGCTAATCGAGTATAAATCGAAGAGATGATAGATCGTTCGCTAGACAGAAGAAGTCTTTGCCGATCTGGTCGAGCACCAAAGCTTGCTGACTGCCCGCTATAAGCAGGACGTTCTACGGATGGATCAGTAAAGGCATTCCATGCGTGCTTTAGAATCTTAGTAGGTCTCGTCACCGAGTCACCTCCTTTCTTGAAATATAGAAGGACTGGTTACTTCTTCCTAGCTTTCTCGATTTGTCTTTTAGCCTTTTTAGCAGAAAGACTGGCCCGTGCTTGGCTAGTTGTTTTATACGTGCCTGCGACCAACGCCGCGGTGACAGCAGTTTGTCCACTAATCATTACTCCAGCGACGACTGGCGATGCTAAAATCATACCGACAGGGGTTGCCATAGCGGCAGCCGTAAGAACTAAAGCGCCTGCACCAATAGTAGTAGCTACGCCTCCAGCACTACGACCAACAGATCGAGTGATTGGGGCCTTCTTCTTGTTCAATTCGTTACCACGTTTAATACGATTCTTCTGTCGATCGCGAAACGCTTGACGACTAACACCCCAACGCATACCCTTAACGCCGAAGTGCTCCAAAGCCTCCTCATCAGGAGACCAGTCAAAGTCTTTCTTCATTCAAAAGCCTCCTTATTAGCCTTGTAAGCGACATACGCGTCCATTAAGGCAGCAACGTTGTCGATCTTGTCTTCTTGACGAGCCTTATACAGCTTGCGATTCCCATTTGTGTCCTCTAGAGTAATAGCATTACCCATAGCAAACGACATCAGGTCCTCGTCAAAATATAAAAGGCGTTGTTCGCTTAGGATCTTCAGTTCTCCAAGGGGCACAGACTCTGTGCGAGCTCCCTGAATAACTTTCTCAATCCCGAACGGACCATTCTCACCTTCCCAGCGCGTGACAAACTCTTTAGCATTGTATGGGTCGTAACCAAAGGCACGAACATCATACTCTGACGCTAAAATATGTGCTTCAAGGTCGTCATAAACCTCCATCATGTCCAACACGTTTCCCTCAAGCACGTGAAGACTACCTTCATTGATGAATTGGTCGTACTTGTACCTCAGAGCAGCGGGAAGCTTCATCAAAGTCAAAGACGTGATGTAACTTCGAGTCTTAATGCCATATGCGTCGTTACCAAGCGGAAATATAAAGGTAAACGCACAGAAGTCGTCTCCCTTTGAGAGGTCTGCGCCCATAGCGCAAGGCATTCCCCAAAAGGTACGCTTGCGGTGGACTACAGTCTCTTCGTAAGTAAAGAAGTAGGTGTAGCCCTCCATAGGAATGCCGAAACGCTTAGCCAAAATATCGTTACGAGCCGCTGGAGCTTTCTCTGCTCGCTCAACGTCTAGCTGATAGGTGTCATATGTGATAGTAAGACCAAGATTAGGGTTGGCTTTGAGCCAAGTAGATGGATCACCTACTTCCTCGATCTCGTCTAACTTATAATGAAAGATAGAGACGTGAGGGGCTAAGTATTCACCCTTCAAAATATCCTGAAGCTCCATCTTAATGGTGTCACCGGAGCCGTTACGAACCGTGCCTTCTGAACTGATGGCCACGATGAGCCAATCGTCTAGTTTGGAAGCACCTTGCTCAATTGCTCCGACCACATCTTCTCTCAAATCGCCAGAGAGCCATTCGTCAATGGTCGAAACCTTAGGACGAAGACCCTGTAGCTTATTGATAGCCATAGGACGGACCTCTAGGAGAGACCCAGTAAGGAAGTTCTCGACACCCTTCTTGGTGGACGCTAACTTAACTCGATTCAGCTTTGAACCAGTTGTGTTCTGCAATGAGCCCTCGGTAAGGAACTTAAAGAGCGGCCCTCGCGCGCGTGTGATAGCAGTACGTAGAGGAGACATAACCTCTTCTGCCTGCTTCATTGTAGGCGCAGTAGTGATCTGGTGAGTCGTAGAAGTGTCTACATTCAAGAAATATGCTTGGATACACTCGGCATACATTGACTTCGCAGCACCTCGTGCCACAATGAGATACTGTTTAGTAGTAAGTCGTTTCTTGACTGTCTTTTGCACATACTGACCACCATGACCGTCAGGATATGGCTCATAGACGCTCCGCTCAACGTAGTAATACCAACCGAAGATCTGTTCGGCCCACAGTTTGAACGAATCTAGCAAATATAGGTCACTACCGTCGGTCAGCGTAAGTTCGTTCTCGCAGTAAAGGATGAAACCGTTGATTGCCTCATCATCGTAGTAGATGTTGGGGTTATCAATGAGTGCGTCAATGCGATTCATCTCCATAGAGATCTCACGACTAATAGGAATCTCACCACGGAGTACAGCATCTCTAAACATGCCGTAATAAATCGGAGTTGCTGTGTTAGAAAGCATAGACGCCTCCTTTCTACTTGAACGTAGTCCTTACTGCCAATGAACCAAGCGATAATGTGCCTCTGGCTACCGATGGCGCGGCGTTACTAGCAACCCTAACAGTACTGTTAAGTAGTTTACCAGTAACTACAGACCCGCCGTATGCTGTAACCCGCTGTGCAGCAGCAGTAGCTGCAGGAGCTGTTGCTTTAACCACAACTGGAGCAGCTTTAGTAGCAGCCGTAGTTGCTGCTGTAGTCGCTACAGACGTGGCTGCAGTCGCAGCAGTTTTACCAACAGCGCCACCAGCAAGTTTTGCTGCACCGGCGCCAAGAATGCCAGCAGAAACCAACCCGACAGCAAATTTAAGAACTGGGCCCTGCTTGCCTTGCAAGAGCAGTGAGTCTCGCTCGTTCGTAAGGGTTCGCTTAACAATTCCCTTACCTTTTTGTGCACTATCGGCATAATACTTAGCATACTCAGCCTCAAGCTTAGCTCGCTCGTTATGCTTCTTAAGTTCGGCGTTAGAAAGCGAGCCAACGGTACTAGCTTTACCCTTTTGGCGAACCGCAACGCGATTCAGAGCGTCTTCATCAAGAGGTCGCTTAGCGCCACCCGAAACACTGACAACACCCTTTCCGGCCTTGGTCTTAACCGTCACAGCAGAGGCTCCGCCGCCACTTGGGTCCTTACGTCGAACGCCCCATCGCATACCTTTGATGCCGAAGTGCTCAATTACAGCCTCTACATGTCCTCGTCCGGCGTCGTCGGTGGCACCCATGCTTCCTCCTCTCGGTATGTGTTAAGTCGCCACTCCAATTGGGTGATTTGGTTCTCCATTGCGGTGACCAAATATCCAGTTTGCGGCGGATCAAATAGCATCTTAGTTTTAAGAAAAACATAGGACTTGACTGGGTTGAGGTTCTTGTCTCCGACGAGAATATCATCCCATTCGTCAGTCTTGTCAGTCACCACATAGGATTCGGGAGGACCGATGCCTAATTGCGTCACCGTAGAGAAGGCGGCGTTGATAAAGTCAATGATTTGAGAGTCAAACACCTCATACTCTTCAACTAAACCAAGCTTTTCCTTAGTACTTGTGAGAATGCTTTCTGTCATGAAGGTCACCTCCTCAGGTCACCATAGTCGGGTATCGTTTCGGGAGCGCTCAACAAACGGCTTCCTTAGAAGCGACTTGTCGCCGTAATGAATCGCGTTGTGGGTTCTCTTGGTGGTGGTAATGAGATAGTCTGGGTTCAAAATATCGTCGTCGCCGTGGAGTATTGCATCCGGAGTAACAGGATTCATGTGGTGGATCAACAGACCGCTGTGAATCTCGAAACCTGGTACGCCTAGGTCGCAACCACCATCTCTAGTGATCACAACGTCGCGAATATCCTTCCACTCGCGAGACCCGTAGAAACGCTGGTTGATCCAACGGTCATAGCCGAAGGTTGCCTCGCCTACATAGCCGTGTAGAGACAAGTAGTCGAAGCGATCCTCGAACTCTTCGATCCTTTTGAGCTCAGAATATCGTTTAGTAATCGTCATCGTCATCTTGTACCACCACCGTCTGTGAAGGTTGCCCCGCATACGCGCGCATGGCCTCAAGGGCGGCAGTGTACACGCCCTCGACACGAGCTTGAGCTTCCATCGCTTCACGCTTTGCGTCAAGGAGCTCGTTCTCTTTGGCCAATCGTTCTTGTTCAAGCTTCTCACGACTCGAACCAAGCTTTAAGTAGTGAGAGATGACTTGGGATGAAGCTGTTCCGTTACGAATCTGCTTCTCAGCGAGGTCAACCGCGGCAGCAATGAGTTGGTTCTCTCTTGCCTCAGGAGTTGTCGCTGGTCTTGATCTGGTTGTTGCTTTCTTTGGTTCTCTTTTGGTTGCCATGACACTCCTTCCCACTCAGTATTAAGATGGTTCTTAATACTTATAGTTGCCTCTAGCTCTACCAAAT